CACTTAACTAACGCACCTGATGCATAAGCAGAAGGCCATACAGAATAACGTGACTTTACCTTATGATAACAAGCATCTTTCTTACCCTCATCTACAAGGTTACCTTCTGGTTCAAATGAATTTTTTTGAGTCACGATTTTTGCTGCTCCTTTTCTATCGGGATTTGGATCTTCTTTGCGCTTTTTAGCAGCTCTTTTATCTCTTTCATCTTTACTCATTGCAGAACGATCATCTGCATCACGGCAATATGGTTTAGTTGTTTGACCTGGTTGTTTAGCACAAGGTTTTCCATCATATTTACCACCAGCTTGTTTCCAACCACCACCTTTAAACCAATCACGAAGGGAATATCCTTTATCCTTTGCTGACTTACCATCTCTTTTTTCCGTGATGGTTTCTTCATTAGTTACATAATCTGCTGCAGTGTCAATATAATCTGCTGCCTTGGTAATTTTTGATTGAACCCATGCCTTGAGTTCACCTTCACCTTTCTTGCCCATTTTTTTCTCAAGACGAGAAGCAGCGTTCTTTATAGTTTTAAGTTGAGAACGAGCCATAGAATATTCGTGATCTTTCTTCTCTTCACTCATACCGCCACCACCATCTCCACCATTACCATTTCCATTAGTATTGCCATTACCATCGTTACCATTTCCGTTAGTATTTTTATTTTCGTCAGATTCCTCATCTTTTTCACGACGAAGCCATCCACCCATTCCTACACGGTAACCTGTGGGAATTTTTTTACATTTTTTATCTTGATAGCAGTAATAATAACCCTGCTTACACTTACTCATTACTGTCAGAGTCTGAATTACTATTATTTAGAAAACCTTGCTTTAGTAATTTTTGCAAATCGGAAGTTGATCCAACAAATAATGCATTATTAGTAACATTATTTGTTGTATTCACCGAAGAGTCATCCTCTAAATCTTTCACTTTCTTTTGAAGATCTACTAATTTATCGGTAGTATCAGCAACACTTTTAATAAGTTGACCAGCAACTTCATATGCTCTTGGGCTTCCACCTTCACCAGCAAGTTCCATAATTCCATTGATCGCTTCCTGACCTTTTTCAATCAAAGAATACAAATTTGCACGAGTATATTCATAATCTTTTGTTAAATCCTGATTTGTTTTATCTGGAATTTTTAATTCTGTAGGTTGTCCTTCTGCTTCGACAATCTCACATTTTGTATTGAGAGCATCATCGATAGAATCAAATTTATCAGTCATAAATTAAATATCAAGTTTTCTGGTTGGACTAAAATCTGCTCCAGTCTCAAAGAAATCCGTTGATTCACTAAATCCAAAATCATCTCCAGGAATTATGAGTGCATCATCAGCAGTGCTGAGGACATTAAGTTTCGCTCCTTTAACATGTTCCGTAGCAATAGTAGAACTAAATGCCCTTTCAACAGTCATTGAATTACTTGTCTTAGATTTAATCTTCATAATTTCAGTACCAACAATAACTCTATCATTAACTTCAAAAGTTGATGTATCATTTAAGGTAATAATAGATTCTGTAGTAGTTACATTTTCTGCCAACAATGCTCCAGTATCATTATCATAATCTTTTCTTGCTGTAGGAGTTGCAGTATATCTAACTTCTCTCTTAGCAGTCCTGGGATTACTATCACTGTAGTAATCAACCTGAACTTTGCGGATAATTCCATCGGTGCTATCTGCAATAGGACCAAACAGATATGTTTTTGCTGTAAATTGTAATGTATAAATTAATGCTCTACGAGTAGAGAAATCTCCCTCATAATCATCTTGGAAGGATATACTATCAAGAACAACTGGAATATCCCTCTTTTCTCCAATAGAATCTATTAGTTCTACTGTAATATTGAATGACGGTTGAAAATATGGAAGAATTTGTTCAACAATTTGTAAAGCATCATCATTTAGTTTTGTCATAATATTCAGTTCAAATCCAAGATTATATGGCACTGGCATATAAACTTTTTTAACTTTAGTATTATTATCAACTGCTTTAAATGTTTGAGTTACAGATACTTTCCTTGTAGCATCGTATGAGATGCTATTCATCTCAAATGACATCCTAGGTAAAGTAATCTGAACTGATCTGTTAAGATCCTGCTGCTGTTCTAATCTTGCTAAAAACTTTTGTGCAGGACCATATGCTAGTGGTACTTTAATCTCACTTTCAATATTTCCGTTTGAATCATCATGTTTCACGTAAATTTGATTAAACAGAGTTCCAAAAGAAACAACTGTTTTTCTAACTATTTCGTGATAAAAATAAGTACCTAGCATTAATAATTACCAAAGGGATTCGATTCTGTAAAATCAACTATAAGATCTGCTTCTAGTTCGATAGAAGTATTGTCGGTATATTTATCATATACATCATCATTAGTATGGAAATCAACTGCAAAAGTTGCAGAGGATGCAGCACCAACTATTATTTCTCCATTTGTGAAGACACCATCAACATAAGAAATTTTAAGAGTTTTCGTATCAGCGTCCCAATTTTTAACTCTTGCAGTTGTTCCCGAACTAGACCCAGTAATTAACTCATTAAATTCATATGCTCCAACTCCAGATATTGTTGGGGGATCTGCAATTGTTATTGTTGGAGCAATAGTATATCCAATTCCAGTATTAATAATTCTTATACCTGTAACAATATTTCCTTCAGAAACTTCTGCTCTCGCTGAAGCAGTTTCTGTGCTCTTAATCGAATCACTATTGTCGATAGTGACTGTAGGGTTACTTTCATAACCACTTCCAGGATCTATAATTGTTAGTGCTGTCACTGTTCCTCCAACACCAATAGTAGAAGTTACTATGGCAGTGTTTATACCAGATGCTGGTGTTGATAATATCACTGTAGGTGCGCTTGTATACTCTATTCCAGGATTAGAGATGGTTATGGCGGTGACTGTGCCTCCAATGCCTGTTGTAGCGGTTGCTACGGCACCTGATGAAGGTATGGATATGGATACTGTTGGTGAAACTGGATATCCGGATCCAGGATTATCAACAGCAAATGAAACAACACCCTTTTCTTGTGTTTCTATTAGGCAAGTAGCTGCAGCACCTACTCCATCACTACCGTAAATGCTTATTGATGGAGTAGTTGTATATCCAAATCCAGCATTAGTTAAAACTAATTCTTTTACAGATCTAATACCTGAAATAGAAGTTGTTATAGCAACAGCTGTTGCAGTTCCTCCAGAAACTGGCGAATCATCAAATTGGACAATAGGTGTTGTTGTATATCCACTTCCATCATTATTTAAAAATATTTGTCTAACATAACCAATATTAATAACTGCCGATGCGGAAGCAGTTTCACCTATACCGAGCACTTGTAATGTAGTAATATATCCTTCTTCTTTAATTTGAGTGTCAATTTCCTCAACTGAAGTGCTAATAACTTCATCTTCATATTCAAAGAGTTCGCATTTAAGTTGATATACGTAGTTTTTTCCTAACTGATAAAAAGGATCCTCATGTTCTACAAATTTAACTTCAAATAATCTTTGACCTAATGGAAAATATACTAGATCACCTTCTCTAGGTCTAGATGCAAGAATAATTTCATCTTCACTTTCTCCAGAAAGAAAGGTTGCAATATAATCATCATATCTTTCTTTAGATATTGTAATTGTCAACTCATCTTTAAGAGACATTCCAAATTTTGTTAGAATATCTCCAGCTCCAGAGTGACCTTCAAATGTATTAACATACGCCTCAATAGTATAGTTATCATCAAATTTAGATGATTCGATTTCATTAAATATAGTGTCTTTATTGACAATTTTTCTTGGAATGTATGTTACATCAACACCATACATTCTGAGTTGTTCATTAATTAACTCCTGAACAAGTCTTTGTTCGGAAGAAGAACCTTGTAGAAAGAACGGATTAAGTGCCATTATCCAATAAGATCGAGAGGTGGTAATTCATGTTCAAGTAGCATAGTCTGCTTAAGTTGTTCTATTTCTTTTTCGGCATCTTCATAAATTTCTCTACCATTTAATTCAATACCACCTGGTAACTTAACTCCTCTAAACTTAATTAGATTTTGACCCCATTGTCTTTTAATAAGTGATGTTAGATATTTTTTAATAAAACTATCGTTATAAACTTGAGTAAAAGATGCTGGATCAAGTGCTCTGTAGCAATCAATAATTAAGAAATTTCCAGCACTTTGAGAACTCCAATCAATATCAAGATACATTCTATCTTGACGCTTATTAAATCTGATTTGCTTATCTGTTGTTAATAAATGGTCAATATCTTCAAGATAACTTTTAGTCATTGCATATTGCAATAATTCAACTGAACCAAAATGATATAAGTCATTTAAAAATAATTGATATTTAATATTGAACATCCCCCCAGAAACGGTGCTAGTATCAAATTTAAATACCTTTTCAATTCCAATTACAGAATCTGGAACTTGTATAAAATTAGAATTTTCATAAAAACTTGATGTAAAAGTTCCAGAACCACTATCTACAGATGTTGCTGTAGTAGTTACGATGCCAACACCATTAGTTCCGTTTGCTTTTCCTCTATCAATATCTTCTTGTTGAATTTGATACTTGAGATACATTCTCTCAACACCATCGAAATGGCGTTCATTAAAATATTGAATGGCATCATCAACCAAATCATCAATTTGATCATCATCAACGTTTATTTCTAGTACTGGAGCACCTAAACGCCTTAAACAATAATCAATTAATCCTTGACGTGTTGATGGTTTTGCCATTATTCTTCAACCTCTGAGTTCTGATAATCATCATCTTTTTTTGGAGATTTAGATTTAATAGTTACTGGTTCTGGTTTTTTTAAATCCAAAAGTTGAGATAGTAACTTATTTTTTTCATCTTCAAACTCTTGCGTTAGAGTTTGAATTTTCGCCTCCAATAAAACGTTTTGATTGGTTAGTGCTGATAATTTTTTATTATAAAGATTCACTAACACATTGATATCTACTTCACTATTCATAATATCTAGAAGGTTCCTCCATCAATTGTTGATGTCCAAGTTGGTTTGCTAGTATATGTAGTAGCAACATTAGATGGATTTACGTTAGCACTTACACCATCATCAACAATATCGTTAGTTGTATCAAACGTTCCTTGAACACCGATTAACGTCACACTATTTGATGAAGATGTTGTGGTTTTAACCATACCATACGCTGCACTGTTATTTTGCTGCGTAATTTGTGATCCTGCAGCTAAAGATGCATTACCACTTAAAGTAAGAACAATCTCAGTAACTGCTGTTAATATTTGAGTAGATGTTACTGTTGTATTAGCATCACCTGGTTGATTTGTGGATCTTTGTAAACCTTGATTGTCAAAGAATACAATACCATTGGTATCGAAATTGCCAGATTGGTAGTAAATACCTTTAACATCTAGAAAACCTTTGGTTCCAGATACAACACTATTGTTAATAGTTGAATCTGGAATATAAGTCCATCTTCTACTATCATCAGCATGTGTTCCGTGATTTAAATCACCTGCAGAACTTGCGGCAATAGAACTATCATCTAAACCAAAAAATCCAGTTTTATTATTATCAGTTCCACTACTAATATTATAGTCAAAAGAAATACCACGGTCTGTATTGGTGTCAAATCCGTGAGTTAAAGTAACTTGAGTTGTAGTGCTAATACCAGCAGAAGCAGTACCATCAAAAGTGATGATTTTATCTCCGGCATTAATTGATGCAACGGTTGCAATACCTGAAGGACTGATACCGGCAACTGTTAGTGTATCACCAGTGTTAATTCCAACAGTAGAATCTAATCTGATAGTGCTAACGCCAGCTTGAACTGTCGACATGACAGTTCTAGCACTGGTTACATCACCCAGATTAAAAATAGATTCATTTACGGTAACCGCACTCGAATTTACAGTAGTCGTAGTACCATCAACTTGGAGATCACCTTTAATAATTACTGTGCCTTCATTACTAAATCCATCGGGATATGGATCAATATAAAGTTCGTTTCCTGCACCAGGTCTAGTTGAAATAATATTAGATGAAATACCAACATTATCAATTAAAAATTGACTTCCTGTAGGTAAGTTATAGGTTACGTTAGTATTATATACCCAAGGAGCTCCAGTAACTTGAACACTATCAGTTCCATTTTCATCATATTCGATTTTAGCATCTTTACTATCACCGAAAGTTAGAAACTGGTCATCTGGAATTACAACTTCTCCAGATCCATTTGTCCTAACAACAATATCGCCATCAGTATCATTGGATGAAAGAGTATTTCCATCTAATGTTAAATTATCTACTGTCCATTGGTCTACTCTAGGAAGACGACTAATCGCTCCTGTTCCTCCAGGATTTCCACCATTCTCTGTAAGGAGAAGTGGAATAAAACCATTTGCTGGGGTTGTTGGGTTATCTTGACCCGCAATTAAACCCGGAGCAATACTTAAAAGATCTGTGTAATATCTACCACCAATTAGTTGTGGGTTTTGGGAGTTATCTCCAGCAAATACCCTTCCACCTCTATTACCATGCGTGCCGACGCCAATAGTAACAGCAAGTTCACCATAATTTAGAGTACTGGGTGCAGAAGTACCAGTAGATCTTTTGACTCTAATGATACTTGCCATTAGAATGAGCCTCCATTAATATCTAAATTCTGTGTAGTTCCTGGTGTTAACTCTAGAGTTGCATCAAATTTATTAGTAGTGGAGTTATATACAAGAACCATACCGTTCTCTAATCCACTACTAATATTAACATCACTTAAACCGGCAAGAGTTCCGGAAGTATCTCCGGTAATTGAAGAAACAACTTTAATTGCGTTTTGTTGGCCTACTCTTACTTTTATATCAGGCATATGATCATACCTAGTCGATAATTATCAGGATCTAAAATATATTTATACTCCTTAGACTCCTTAGAATCCTAGTTTACCAATAACCTCTTGTTGCTTGAGATAAAGTTTCACATACATTTTACATAAATTTCTTAATTCTTCAATATCTCTACATTCGTCAATCTCTCTAGCTTGTTTTTCATATTCAAATGATTTAGATACCGAGTCTAAAGTAATTTCATTTGGATTTTCCATCGATTAACTCCATAAGTAAGTTTTTAATCTGTTGAACATCTTTTTTTAATTCAGATATTTCATTTTTTTGATTTTGACGTTCTTTTCTCATTTTAATATATTGATTATATTCAAATGTGTCACAATTAACAATTGCACCCGAATTTTGGTCTCGGAATAAATTTTTATGTCCATCAACGGGTATCATGCTAGTGCAATTGCTCTTAGATCTTGGAATATTGGTGCATATGCCTCATTATCCCCACTCATAACTATTTTAATTGAGAATCCTGTAAAAGATTCTAAATTATCTGCTGTGAATTGATACTCTAAGAATTCATTTTGCACACTTGCTCTAGTTTGCACATCAGGTAATCCATCATTTAAGTATGTATCTATTACGGAATCGCCAATACCATCACCGTCCGTATCTCTTAAATTATTATATCCTGGAAATAGTTCATATGTTTGTTCAACTTCACTTGAATCTGGTCTGATTAACTTATAAAGAACTCTAAAATCACTAGAAGAGTTTCTATATGCAGTTAATAAAACTTTTAATGAAGATGCTGGTTTATCTAAATTAACTATATTGGAAATATATGTTGATGCATGAGGATCATCTATATTTTGCTTAACCCTCGGGTCAGTAATATAATTAGTAACAGGCATATCCAATCTATTTCTAATGAATGCGAATGTTGCAGATTCTGTTAAATCAATTACAGGTGACAAACTGGAATTGTTAGTTTCCATTCTTATACCAAGTGTTAATGATCTGCTTCTGGTTAATGTTGGTAGTTGATCAGTTTCATTTATTCTTGAGCAAACTAGTCTTGGTGTGGAAAGTCTGTTTGGTTCATTTAAAGATACGCTTTCATATCCTTGATCAATAAATGATGCTTCATTTCCTCCTGCACTTGTTCCGGAAACAGTTCTAAGTGTTGCAGAAACATTAGTATTTTCTGGATTGATATAATTGAAATATGGAATTATTTCATTAAATTGTATATTTTGTGTTGCTCTACAATTATTTCCACCAAAAGATCCAAAACTAGCAAAATTCAGCATATTAAAACCACTATTTTTATTAGCAGGTCTAACAAATTCAACATGATACTTGTCAATTTCTCTAGCACTAACTAGAACTTGATCTGTTGGCATATCATGTGAATTATTAATTCTAGTTAATGAAACTCCATTAAGTTCATATTTTCTAATAGAATCTCCATTTGAATGATTTCTAATAATTGACTCATTTTCTCCACGAGTGAGAAGCACAATGGATCCAACATTTACTCCACTGTAAGAAATAATTTCATCATTTACAATCACATATCCAGGATTACTTCCAGTAACAGGAGACCCTTCAAAGGTAGTGAAGTTTGAAGTATTTGCAATAGATATTGTAGTGTTTGTTGAGACAATGGCTGCCGATAAAGTTGTTGATGGAGTATCTGGTTGAATTCCACTAATATTTACTTTATTTGTATCGGAATGCATACCATGATTGTAATGACTAACCTCTAACACATTTCCAGTGTTTAAATTGCTAGAAATTGCGGAAGATCTAACGATTGTTCCTGCCATAGCAACTAATGTGCTATCATTATAATATGATACATCCTGATCTATTCCAAATGTTTCGCCCCGAACATTTGTTAAGTATAAAGTATCGATATTTGGAACATCGGTAACAACAATAGATGCATTTCTTCCAGAATTTCCAGATGAAGCAGTTGTAATACCTAACAAATCTCCATTTCTATAACCATTTCCAGTTGCTGCCATAGCAACACTATCAATCTGATTATTTGTGACTGTAATATTTACAGTTGCTCCAAATCCTTTGCCATTGATTGTATAAAGAGGAACTCCATTATAAGATCCATTCGAATAACCAACACCAACATTACCTATAGATACTGTGTTAATATTTCCACCTAAAGATTCGATAATTCCAGTATTTGAACCTTCTGCAACTTTGGTGCCTACAGTTAGGATATTTTGGAGAGCATATGTTGTTGAAATACCAACATCTAACTTTCTTGGTAAAGTCTTTATTGGGTTATTGGAAAGTTTTGGAATATTTGTATCAATAGTAGCATACGTGCTTCCAATAGAAATTGCTGGATTATGGAAGTATGCAGTTCCAGATGAAGATGCGAATTGTGCTTTATAAATTCTAAATTTTAAATCTTGAGAAATTACAGGTTGCCAAACAGATCCATTTTGAGGTTTAAATAAATTTCCTCCTGTATACTGATTAGAATAAATGACCTGATCTGCATCGGGATATGATTGAGTAGAAACCGTTGGTTGATTAGTCTCACCAATCCAAACTTCATAATCTTCAGAAGTTGGGCAGTATATTGTCAATGCATACTGTTTATTGGGTTGTACATATAATGGAGATGGTAAAGCAATCCTAGTAGGAACTGATCCATCAGTAGATGTTGTAATTTCTGATGGAAGAATACCAACTCTAGCATAATCTTGAATCAACTTATTCTTGGGTGTTCCACCAATATCAGTTTCTCTAATTTCAACAAACACTTTTTCGGTAGAATCTTTTTGTCCAAAATATAAATCAAGTTCAGTTATAAATCCACCAGTATTATCTGATCTAAATGTTTGTGAAAGTGGATCTCTCCTCAAAGCATTCAATGGAAGTGCTTGTGGCGATTTTCTAACTACAATACTTTCTGTATAGGTCTCAGAACTTAAAATTCCAGATGAATAAAATGTTGCTTCTGTGAATTTAACGTTATTATTACTTGAGTTTGAACTGCTGGTAGACAATTTGAAGGTTTTGGTTCCATTCCTAAATGTAGTTGCAGGAACTGGAGATCTTAGGGGATTTTTGATGAATAAACATCCAATTAAATCACCAACAACATCAGTTGTAAGAGATTGAGCATTTACTGTTGCCTGACCAGAACTTGTTTCTCCAATTAAAATCATTCCTTCAAAAACATAACCATAAAATCTTCCTTCAGAATCATCTGATAATGAAAAAGTATCGATATTAATTGTTGGAGTTGATGAGGAATATACAGTTGCTAAATCTAATGCTGGTGTATATGGATTCTTTTCATATACTGATGAAGGAGATGAATATGGACCAGTCTTATGATTTGCACTTGCTAATCTAAACGATGCTACCTTAACACCATCATTATATCCATATACAGTCTCTCCTGCTAGGAAAGATCCACTAGACATAGTGACTTGCAGTAATTTTGGTATGACATCAATATTTGAATTGCCGCCAAAGAAAGCATAATGATTTGTTGATGGTTGCAAAGCAGAAGCAGTAAACTCAATATTTCTAGATCTTAGTTTATCTGATGATCTAGAACTAGTTAATAAATTTGCAATGTATGAATTTGACCAATCACTTTGAGTTTTGACAATATTACCAGATCTGACATTGAGAGTTTTTACCCAAGTATCTGATGAAGGTCTTAACTTAATATTTCCATTATAATTTTCTACACCAAATGGATTAACTTGCTGACTCTGAGTTGCAAAAGTTTGTTGTATATCAGTCCATAAAGTTGAAGAATAATTTAATGTAACTAGATCGCCAGTTTTTTTGACATTTGGATCAGTTAAAGTAAAATTAGATGAAAAGTCCAGAGTATCAGTGTTTTCAGTAGTGGTTGGTGCTAACTGAGATTTTAATGAAGAGAATGAAATGTCGGAACGCAATTCATCAGATGCTAAATCTACTGTTGTATTTGCATCTGGATTATCAATATCAATAAATGTGGTTCCCTTAAAATTATCTACAAAGAATCCAGATTTAAACCTGGATAAACCATCTACATCTTGTATTTGTAGTGACTGAGTGCTTAATTCTAATAATGTTAGAGATGTTACTTTTTCAACATTTTCTAATCGATCTTCAATATTACGAAGATCACGCATGGTATAACGCTTATTATTAGTAAGTTTTATTTTTACATCGTCAGGATTATATAAGTATGCTGGCAACTCAAGAGTTGCTAATTCCATTGATTCGTCAATTTTACCGGGTTTTACTGGTGAGGCAGATGAAACTCCTTCAATATGATTAATAGTGCCACTCTTATTCAATACAATTTTATCTATTCTAGGCAGGTAATATGAATAACCAATTATAGAACTTTCATTTGGTGCAACAACTAATGTTGAATTAGATCCTACTGATCCAAAATCTCTACTAGAGAATGCAAATGGCGAAGCATTAGTTGCCGAGAAAGGTGAAACTCTTGGTCTAAAATCTAAAGTATCTGTTGCTCGAACTCCACCCTTAAGTTTTGGAATATCTGATACATACCTCTCATTATTATAACTATTAACACTAAAGACATCTCCACTATCACTAGTAGGAACCTTATAATAATCAAAAATGATCATTAATCTTTTAGATGGAATGAATGCATCTGATTTTCTAATAATTCTAGAATAATCGCAATATTGTTCTCTATGTCCTTTATCCAAATTATAATCGTCAGTTTTATTAGTATAATTTCCATTACCAATAGATAATACTGCAGATCTTATACCAGAGTCTTCAAAAGAAACAGTTTCATTTGGAGCAAACTTTTCAGAATTTAAATAAACAAACTCAATTTGGGATGCAGATGTTTTAGTGACAATTTGACCAACAGCACCACTACTCTGCCCAATAACTTTTTCACCGAGAATTGCAGTATTATTTAAATTTAATCCTGCAGAAAAATTGAGATTATCTAATACAACACTAGCATCATCTAGTGACTCATATATAGCGATGATTTTACAAACATCAGGTAAATTTAGCGAAATCTCACTATCTTCAACACGAAGACCATGATAAGCGTTATATGTTAAACCATTGGTGCTAGTGCTAACACCAGAATTTGTATTCGAAACTTCTATTTTCTCACTCTTAATATAATTTTTTTGTTTATTAACAATACCAACTTTTTTGACTATAGTATTCACTAAAACATTATTTTGATTTGGAATTAATCCGTTAATAGTCACATCTTGAGAATTTGCTGATACTACAACCTGATCGGATGATAGATTTGCGGATGTTCCATTGCTATAAAAAACAGCATATCTATCTTGAGCATATGGTTCAAAGAAACAACTAGTAATACCAACATCAGTTCGATCAACTGTTAAACTTCCATTATTATCTGTCGATTTACCATTTGCTTGTCTCTGAACTAACAGATTTGATCCAGTAAATGATACATTAGATACATTTTTAGAATTTATCTCAGAATATAAATGTGATTTATCTGAATTTCTAATATCTGGAGTGATAATTTTGAAGTTATAAGTTCCACTTACAACACCATTTAATGCTACGCCTTGCACAGCAGTTGTGCTCGCCAAATTAATAGATAAAGTGTTAGTTGAAATACCCGATACTCTATTTAATGTTGGATATTCATTACCAGGAATTTGATATTTAATTATAGTATCAGTCGTAATGCCAGAAAAATTTCTGCCAGCAACTGTGGCAATACCAGATTGATTTGATGATGCACTAATCGTTAAGGAATCGGAAATACTAAAATTCTTAGGAATTGTTTCTATACCGATAGTATCACCACTAAAATTAACTGCTAATCCATTTCCGCCACCAGTAGATTGAAATACTGATTTAATATCTTTGGGTCCAAAAACTTTAATAGATGTAATTGATCTGCTAAATGAATCTACAAATTCTACACCATTTAAACTGGAAACCTCAATTTCTTCACTAGTTGCAAAAGATCCAGAAGTTTGTGAAATAGTGATAACTGATCCATTTTTTGAATGAACATAACCAGTCGCACCACTTTGCTTACCCCTCACAATAGAATCTACTGGTACATCATTAGCATTTGATACTGAAGATGTTAATTGTAATTCTGTAAAAGTTTGAATATCATAAAGATAAAGATTCCATTCATTTTGTTGAGTAAACTCATTTGCATCTGAAAGAGAGAATGAATAAACTCTTGCAACACCAACTTGTGTTCCAGTTCCTGAAGTATTATTTTCTTTTCTTTGACTAAAAAGATTTACTGAAAAATTATTATTAATTCCAATACTAGGTGTTCCTTCAACATTATTGAGTTTAACTTTATTTCCCATTTCAAATGGGATTAATGCAGTAGGTATACTTTCAGTTGCTCTTGGTTTTCTAACATCTAAAATAGAAGATGAAGTTTTTTCAATATCAAAACCACGAACATATGCCTTTCCTGGAGAAACTTTAACTGCTAATAAATTTTCTTCTGGTACATTTCCTTGTTCTGTAACTTGATTTGAAAAGTATACACCATCAGATCCTAATCTATCATTAAGACAATTATCAATCTCAATATTGAACTGATCTACTGCATAATCACCAGATTCTTCGAAAGTTCTTTTAGCAAGGTAATCTCTAACTTGAGAATATGTACTACTATCTTGAATTTTTTTAACAACACCATCATTTACTCTGAGAAGTTCAACAAAATCCTTATCATCAGTATCAGTTAATCTTTTTTTAGATAATTTTGCTGTAATTTTTAGTCTATCTGCACCGGGAGCAGCATAGTTTGAAAATCCTCTAGCATTATCATATAATGAGTTATCTTCCTGTGCATCAATTATACTTTCACTAATAGATAGACCAACTCTATAAGAAGGTGCATTTGAGTATTGATCTAAAATTAATGTATCTGCAGAAATATTGAGAAAATGTCCTCTTATAAAATAAGTTCCATCTAAAATTGAAACTGAAGATGCAGTAAATGTCGATTCTGAATTGATTGTGCTACCAAAAGTATCCCCGGAAGGTATTGTTGTATTTCCGTAAGTTAAATTATCTAAGACAACCAGAGTTTCTGCATCTCTAAATTGACTGATATTAAAACTGGAGTCAGCACTAACGTATTTTACGTATAAAGTATAATCACCAGTATCTGATTCATTATTTTTTAATACTTTTTGAACAACTGCAGTTAACTGTGAGATCTGCCCCTTTATTCTTTTACCAACTAATTGATCAATATATAACCCAACACTTAGTCCAACATGAGTTGGATTAATTTTTACTGCATAATATGATGGATTGTATGTAATATTACCTGGTATTACAATAGATCCATCTTTAAAAAAGTGGTTTCCAAAAGTGCTAACTTGATTTTGTAAACTACTCTGAAGAGATGTCAGTTCCCTTGACTGAACTGGATATCCTGGTTTGAAAAGGATCCTATAAAAATTATTATTTGGATCAAAATCATCAAAATATGGGGAAACATTTAAGTTTGATTTTTGTGACATCTTTAGAATTCCAGTATGATTTTAATATCTTCTTTTTGTCTTTGGTTTCGATTTACCCGAGGTCTATTATCAATGTAAATAATATCCCCTGATCCTTTATTTATCTCAGGTAGAGAGATGCCATTTGTAAACTGAGTTGCTAAGTTAACATTTTTTGTTGATGAGATGGAAGTTGTTATTCCAGTGAAGTTTTGATCAATTGTTCCACTAAAACTATTATTTGACGTTATAGTTCCACCATTTTTTATAAAGGAAACTTTTTTTGCTTCAGATACAATGGTTTTAGAATCTTTTTGATCTAAAGATCCTGGATTAAAATATAAAGATCTATCTTGGAAATACTTTAGAACTTTAGTTTGTTCATCATATGATGCCATATATCCTGTTGCAGTTCCAACTCCAATTACTGACTGATAAATTCTATTCCCCGGAGCAGCATCTTCTGGGTTTGAAACAGATGATAATTTAAATCCACCTAAATTAGAAAATTGACTTTCTTGAAAAATTGAAGACGCTGATCCAATTCTTGCTGGATTTTTAATAATACCAATTTGAGAAAATCTAGTATCTATTGGAAAATCTTTTGTTGAAGAATCAAATCTCGAATAAACAAGAACTCGATCAGTTCCTAATTCATTGTAAATATCATAACCATGGCCTCTTGATGGGGGAATGATTGGTATTAGGTGTGCAAACCCAGTTGCTCCAGAATTTATTGTTGATAAATCAACTCTTCCATATGAATATCCACTTCCTCCCGCAGATACAGTTGCTGAAACTATTTTTCCACCAACAACATTTACAACTGCTTTTCCACCTACACCATCACCAAGAATGTCTAATTCTGCATCAGTTGTATTATATCCAGAACCTTCAGATTGAACATATATTTTTTTAATCTGATTTTCATTAATTGTTGAGTCTCCATTATCTCTTACAGATACTATTTGAGAATCTGCAGTAGTATCCCAATTATTTGGAATTGGAATATATTCGATAGAATCAAATTTTATAATATCGCTAGGAGATACCGTAAAAAGATATTTCCAAATATAACCATCTCCACTTTCACCCGCCCTAGAAGGTTCTAAATCAACAAAAGTAGGTTCATCCTGCGAAAAATTGCCCCCAATATTAGTTCCCGATGCTCCATTATCAATACAAACATATACACGAAAATCGCTGTTCATTACATAATAATTTGCATCGTATAATCTTGTAGAATTTGTTTGTGGTGAAGGATTTGAAACACTATAATCATGTCTATACATTTCATATACAGTCCCTTGCGACCAATCAACTCTTCTAACTAATCTCCTGATATCATTAGTAGTAATTCTCTTACCAAAAATCATTGTATCTTTTACATGATTTAAATATGTAAAATTGTCAATAGGTGATGGAGTATTAGTATCCCAAGTAGTCGACCTACCAAATCCAACTGCTGTAGGATTCACCAAGCTTAAGAAAACATAGAATGAATTATCAGTATTACTGACAGAACCCACAAAGTTAGATGCGTTTAAAATTCTAAATTGATCTGTGACAATCGCAGACATATTACTAACGTTTTTATATATTTATAAATGATTATCCAAGATCCTTTCTTAGAGATCCATTATCTCTAAGCCCAAATCCTCTTCTTTGGAGAACCGGGAAGGATGATAAACCAGAATTAACAGTAAATCCAGAAACTGCAACACCGATTGCTCCAGTTCCTCTTTCAAATCCTGCAAGTCTACCCCAAGAGAATGATCCACAAGGGTTAGATCTTGATCCGGTAGTTGTTGCTATACTAATATTATCTGTTGATGATAAAATATTCGCAGTAATAATACCAGTTAAATTGGATCTTGTGAATGAATGTACATAGTATATATTATCGATAAATGCTGTTCCTACACCAACAATATCATTGTCATTACCATCAATTGATGTTACACCGGCACCAACTGTTGTATTTGAAATTAGTATTGGGAATCCAACTTCTAATGAGTTGATATTATCAGTTTGTTCAAATTCTAAATCAAATCTAATTGCTTTATCTACTCCAATTCCACTAGCAGTTGATATGCCAGTTATAATTCCACTATAACCAGATACAAATCTGATACCAGAAATAAGTTCTTTATTCGTATTTGGTAATTTTGTGATTATTGCTGGAGTTGCAGTAGTTGTATAACCAGATCCTGGATTAGTTACTGTGACTGAGGCAATAGTGCCAGCAGCAGAAACAATAGTGGTTGCAACTGCTTTCTCTTGATCTTGATATAAACCAAAATCAAATGTTCTGGTAATTGATGTAGTATTGCCTGTAGATTTGTTTAGTTCAATTTCGCCATTATTAAAGGTTTTTATACCAACAACAGTAAATGTGCTGTCTATAATTTCCAAACTACCAACAAATGCTTTATTCAGTGAATGACCAACTCTAATTTGTGAGGTATTAATCCCAGTAATAGCAGTTGATCCAATACCAATAGTTCCAACTCTTTCCGCAATTTCTGTTTTAAATACTGTGCCTATTCCGCCGATGGGTGGTGCAATCTGAACAGCAATTGATGAAGATGGAATATAACCACTACCACCAGAAATAACTTTAACTTCTGATATAGTTCCTGCAACAGAAACTACTGATGTAAATGCTGCCCCAATGGGACTTACTAAATCTGGCAATAGTAGGGCAGAGGTTTCTCTAATTTGAATTTCGGAATTATTTTCTTCGTAATTAAAGAATTGGGCATCATCCACAAAAATCTCAGTATCAATGGGATTAAAGTTCTTTATCAACTTTGCAGTAGGATAAACTTGCCCTTCAAGAGAATCTCTCGCCTTTGTTTGCGCGTTATCATTAATTAATAGATCTCTTTTCTGTTTAGTCCATGAAACTGGTTTATCATTGGTTTCATCTATGCCATCACCAAGATATATGCCAGTTTCAACAGTATCTGCAGATATGATTGTAGATACAATTCTCTTATCCTGTGTTACAGTCCCTGTAATTGAATCATTTTTATAAATTTGAAGGTCATCACCAGGTTTAATAGTCTCATCAACATCAATTTCAACACTATCATCTCCACGAGTTCCTCTATAGAAGAATACATCAACTTTATCTTCTTTTTTGGGCGGTTCTCTAAAGATAAAGGTTGTTCCACCTTCAAATATGTAAGAAACATTAGGTTCTTGCATAACACCATTAATATAAATTAGTAAAATTGAATTAAAGTCAATTAATGAGGATGTAGTATCACTGTTATTTTTTTCAAAACTCAATAATTGTCCATTCTTAAATAATGGGAATCTAGTTCTGATACTATCTTGTCTAGATGCATTGCTATCGATGTAATCGAATTCTCCAAGTTGCCATGATGCAAAAGAATCATTAAATACCTCTTCAACTGTAAAGAAAATTTCTTCTATTGGTGACGATAGTCCTGCAGCAGTCACTAAACCAACGGGTTTTAAAACATCTCCCCTACGGAATGCATATCCAGTTTTAGAAACATAGTATTTTTCAACTTCAAAATATGAAGTACCAATACCAACTGATGATGGCCCCATTTCAAAGGTTATTGACATTCCAATACCAACATCAGTTGTATTACCCATACCCAATCTAGAAACACCCATCATAGATAAATTTTCATAAGATGGACTATCAACAGTTACGAGAGGATTCACATATCCACTTCCACCATCAATAATATTAAATGCTAATGTGCCACCTGCTCCAACAGTTGCTGTGATATTTGCTCCAGTTCCTGCGCCACCACCAGCACCAATATTGACGGAAATTGTATTTTCATTTAGTGAAGTAACTGCAGTTTGAATTCCAACAACAGGATCAGTTGATCTTGGATATAATTGTTCTGTTCTAAATCCATCACTAGAACACTTGAAGGTTAGAGATTCTCTTGCAATTTGAACAGTATCACTATTTGTCAATCCGTGGTTTGGTATCGTTAATAGTAAAGTGCCACTATAAGATGTATATTTTGCATTGGTTGGTGTTCTACTGATACCAGCAACAATAGAATTTGCAATCGCACTTACAAATGTATGTGCATATTGTTGTCCAACAGGAGATGGACCAACATTAACAGTAATCGTGTTTGCAGTTGTTGCAATAATATTCAATACTGCACCAAATGCAGCATCTGTGCTACGCGGATAAGTATGATTAGAACCATTACTGTCTAATGTACATGTAAATGTTAATGAATTGCCACCAATAGTAATAACATTATCTGTTGTTAATGTATGAGAACCTATAGTAAGTCTTAAAGTGCCGGTAGTTTGATTATAAATCGCATTAGATGCTGTAAATACTCCTTTAGAATTGTCAGCAATTGAATTTGACGAAGATCTAATAAACCTATGCACATATGAAAGATCGGTAACAGCAACTCCAACAGTTTCACCATAATATCCAGAACCAAAAGTTAAGTTGGTAAAGTATTCTCTAACTGATCCACCAGTTTCATATGTGTGTGGAATAGTGCTAGTTCCAACGTTAACTTCAAAGGTTTTTGCTGAAGAAATGCCAGTAACTGGATATACATAATCACCACTACTTCCATCTGGGAAGATTGTAGTTGTTCCTGCTCCACTAGAACATGAGAATTCTAGACCCAAAAGATGAACATGAGTTCCAGATCCATAAAGATTATGTGGAGTATTAGTTGTAATTTTTAAAATACCAGTTTTGTCATCGTATAGTGAAGTGCTGATACTAACAGCTTTATTACTGAATGTTGATACACCAGATAAAGTTGCTATAGATCCACCAGCACCAACAAATGGTTTAACTTTAGAACCTACTAATGGTGCATAACCAAGACCACCTGTAGATGCGAGAGAAATCACAATTCCACCTCTTGGTATCTGATTCTGGTTTACATCAGATTCGGATATAATTACATCATCAGTTCCTGATCTAGTAATACCGGTAAAAGTTACACTTGAAATACCCGTATTAGAATCAGAAGCAAAATTGTAATTATTACCTATATTATTAACAGTATCTGGAGTTTGGAAAATATCATTAATGAATACTAAGTTACTTCCGGGTTCCAAACCTAGAGTATTTTTATCTTCACGTTTTACTGAGAAAGTTCTACCAATTCCATTAAATCCTAAAGAAATGTCATCATAAATCTTGTTACCTGTATAATCATTTCTCAAATAAACTCTACCATTAAATGATGATTTTGGTAGAGCAAGAGCACTTGCATTTAATCTATCATTATTACCCTTACCATCAGGCGCTTGGGTGAAATAAATTTTATTGCCAACTATATTGAAAGCACCTTTATAGATTCTTACTTCTGATCCATCCTGATGATTTGTGGCAGCAGATCCCACAAATCCTCTCGAAACTTGAATAACTGGGAACGTTCCAATTCCAGTGATTGGACCTGTATTTGTTGTTCCTAATCCAACATTCTGAATTTCTAAGAATTCATTATCAACTTTAAGAATATCTCTAGGTCTAATAGAGGAAATTCCTGAAAGCGACAGGAAAGTTGCACCGACTCCAATTGATCCACCACCATTATTTTGTAAATTAAATACTAATGGGGTATACATTAATGGATATTGTGTAACACCATCAACGGTAATTAATGATTTTTCAAGTTTTTTCTTCATCTCTAACTTGTGGCGATTACCAGATCCACTATTAGTATATGTGAATCCAATGCCACTACCACCTGCGGTTCCAGTTAACTTGAAACTATCTTTTGATACTCTGATAGCAAATACCTTTTCAGGCATAATGTCGGTGGTTATACCAGTAGTATGCGTTCCCCTAAATGTGGATCCTGTAGAAACATTTGATATTTCTACAGACCAGTTTGAAGTATCTGTGAAATAAATTCTATTGTCTCCACCACTAATATTAACAGATGCTGTGATAGAATTAATTCCAACAGCAAATACTGATCCTATACTGGTATTATCTCCAGAAAATATTCCTGCTCCAACTTTAATGAGTGATGTATTCGCAATACCAGTAATTACACTAGATCCTGCACCGATAACATCACCAACAAAATAAGTATTAAAGGTTTGAATACCTACTATAGTTGTATTTGCTGGGATTCCTGTTCCAAATATTTTAGCATTTGTTGTGAGACCTTCAGAATTTGCAATACCAGTAATAGTGGAAAATCCAGTTGCTACAATATCACCAGTAAATATTGTTCCATTAACAACAGTAGTTCCAATTCCAACTGAGGATGGATCAATACCAATTAGAGATGACGATGGGGTATAAATTAATTCTTCACCAGTTTCGAAGAAGTGGTCAGCAATATTAAAAACACCACTAGATTGATTTAATATTGAAGAGGTTGATGGATTAAAAGTTTTTTCAAAAATAGGAACTCTCTTATAGTTTAAATCAAAATCAATTTTATCTTTTCCAAATTCATTAAGTGAACCATAAAATGCATTCGAAATTCCTTCGCGTAAATTACCAACTTCAAAGTCTACCGGAAAGTTAAATTCATCAATATCTGCATATATGTGTTGATTATATGATTGTAATGAAATTTCATCAGATAAAAATTCAGTATCTGGATGGAACTTGACTATTGCGATAGATCCATCCATTTCCTGAGAAAATGTTCCAATTCCAGAATTGGTTCCAATATTCATAAATGGTGATTGTTGAATATTGACTCTAGATTGATCGGCAACTATTGATAAGTTATGGATGGATGTAGTATCACCAATAGAAACTTTAATAATAGATTTTTGAGTAAATTGTAACGTAGTGTCAAATTGGAATACTGTTGATATGCCAGTAATTGTTGATATTTGAGAATCAAACTTAGCAGTTCTTTCAGTTCCTGGAATTTGTCCGTCAACAAGATAATGATATGTTCCAACACCGGCAGCAGTAGATCCAATACCTACAGTCTTTGTTTTGACCATCAAATTACTATTAATGTCATTTTCAAATGACAATGAGATAATTCCACCAGAAACATTTAATCCAAATGTACCAATATTCTGACCAGAAAATTGTTGTAATGGTAGAGTATCATAGTAAAATTCTGATATATGAGTATCTGAACCATCATAATGTGCTACTACTTCAAAGTAGTTCATTCTGTTAGTATCAGTATCCAAAACTTGAGCAACTGTATATGTGGTATCATAATCACTAGATAGTGCTCTGAATACATCGGTTTTAAAACCAACTAATCCACTATTATCTGCAGGTCCGAGAGCGTTAGATCTGGCATCAATTCTAACACAACCAAATTCTGTAAATCCAATACCAATTGTAGGAGTAAATGACTCTCTATAAACTTTTAAATTGTAATTAAAATCATTTGGATTTGAGGGATCAAATACTAATGTTGGATCTCCACTGGCAGCAAAGTCGCCACTAAATTCTCCAAGTTTGTTATCCGTAAATAAATCAAGTTTATTGAATGTATATGTGTTATCATAATCATTTAATATAATAATCTCACTAAGTTGAGTGCTCTGCTTATTCTCATCCGTTACTTGAACAATAAATTTAGAATAAAAATCGGTAATTGGATATTCAACAGCCTCAACAATATTATCTTTATTAAATTCTGCACTAGAGAATCTTCCACTGATGTCGTCAATTTGAAGAACTCTATTCGTTCTACATTCAATAAAATCAGCAAGTCTTTTATTTTTAAAGATTATAAATCTTGAACTATCAGAAGTTGCCTCATAATCTTGAACTAAGTCATATGAAGGTATAGTATCTACTCTCAAGTCTGATACAAGGTCAATAACAGGTGAGACGAAGGAATCTGATACTCCAATAGCAACACTTGCTTTTCCTATGACTTCAGTATCTGAAAAGTTTTTCATTCCTATAGGGTGGACATGCTTATTGACAAAATCTTTTGTTTGATTAAATGTCTTTACACTCTTTATAGTATACGAAAGATTTTGATAATAATCATTATCAGGTAACACCTGTAAACTATTATTCAATTGACCAATAGAATTTTTCCATCCAAAGTTTTTCGGACTAGAATAATCAACTGAGAATCTGCCTTCATAATCTTTAATAGATTCAACTACTGCAGGAATTCCTGAGAAAACACCTTTAATCCTTTCTCCAATTTTTAAATCATAATCACCAGATACCTTAATTAAGTTTTTCTCAACAACTGTAACTTTCAAATCAATCTCTTCATTCTGTATCGATAATTTTTCGCCTAAAAAGAATAAACCAGTAACTCTATTGAGTTTAAAGGATGGAAGATTCTCTTTTTTAACAATTGAAGTGAAAGATGATTGTAGTTCTACTGGTGTTCCTGCATCAGTTGTAAACTCACTTATATCAAATCTTAAGATAGCTGGATTTGAATTAATAAACTCTGTAACTCTGAATAGGTTAAAACCATTATCTTCAGAATTAAATCCAGTTCCTGGTGTAGTTACATTACCGATATCATCGGTAAAAGATTGTCTCCGTAATCCTTCAACAAAAATTCTATCACCTTCTCTAAATGGTGGAGTATTGAATCCATCGATAGGTGGCGTACTCATTTCTAAAGTTACAATACCACCACTATAGGTTTTAATCTTTTCTACCTGAATACCATTACTATTTCTAATTGGGAAAAGTTTATGTTGAACAGAATTCAATCCTCTCGGTTCTTGAATAATATCAACTCCAACAATAGTATTACCAGTAAAATCTGCTTTTAAAATATATTTTGAAGGATCTACTTTCTTTTTTGTAAACATATCAACCACAACCAAATCTGGTGGTGATAAGTAATTTCTACCACCATCAAGAACAGTGATTGATTCAATTTTATCAGAACCAGTTAAGGTTATCAATTTTGATATATTTGCTTCTGGTCTTAAAGTATTATCAGCAGCATATTCAAATCCTTCATTGACTATTCTATAGTTGTTTAATTTTCCTATAGTAGTTGTAGTAGGTCGAATATTCGCACTATTTCCAACACTACTTGCAGTTCCAATAACAACATCAGAAATAACAGGTAATCTTGAATAATTAGATCCTGGAGAAAGAATTCTAATATCTTCAATTGGACCAGATGCATTCAAAGAATTGGTTGTATAACTTAAAATATCAACATCATCTTGAGTGTAATTTAATTTTTCTGGAACTACTGTAGGTGAAATATTAAATGTAGTTGCTCCAATACCAAAAACTTTATATGTTGAATTATATTTACTATCAACATAAACTATTTCTGAATAATCGACTACCTCTTCATCTGGTTTGATAGATATACCATTTTTCTCAAAAGAATAATATAATTTCGTTGGCAAATTATCATTATATGTAACCGTATAAGATGATGATAATCCGGTAGAAACTACTTGCTCAATAACACTGAATGATGATGTTGATCCTGTAGAAACGAATTGGTTATTTAATTCTTTATCATAGAAGAATTTGAATGAATATTCATCCAGCGATGTATCGGAAACATCAAAAACGATATTATTATTTTTAAATACTTCAATTTGTGGATTTAAAAGACTAATTTGTTGACCCGAACCACCAGTGCTAGCAATACTGACGTTTATTGGTGGATTAAACTTAGTATCATTTATTGTTTTAGACAGTTTAAATATATTGTCATTAACTCTATAGATAAAATATCCAGATGTTGTCAATCCTGAAGCAACATCATTACTTGAACTATAAAAAATCTTTTGACCAGTTTTAAATCCATGATTATTGATCGTAAACGTATTGTCATTGATATTAACTTTATCTGAACCAAATCCTACAGGATTGATTAGAATTTTATTATAAGTTGAATCATATCTAATTTGAACTGATGTTTCTGTCCCAACACCAACAGACAATCTTGGTTTAATTAATAATTCAACTTCATCATTTGTTTTTAAATTGTGTATAGTTGAAATTGATACTTGAGTTTTAATTTTTTGAACATCTGCTGTTATTTCATTGAATTTAGTCTTAAGAGAATATTCAAAATTATTATTGGTAATTGCATCTGTAGAAACAAAATACAATCCATTAGTTGTAGTTGTTAATCCAACTTGAGTCGTGAGACCGATATAATCTTTTCCTTTATTAATAACATAAAGAGTTTGATTTATTCCATTTTCTGGAATTGTGAAACTAGTATCAGTTGTTTCAGTTCTAACAGATAGTCCAGTAACTCCACCAGGTAATCTAAGTTCTATCGTTTGATTAGATTTAAATTGATGATTTGGGAGATATATTGATTGAACTGGGACTGAAACAGTTTTTGCAGATTTTCCTAGATGATAATTTATATCTGTTGATGTACCTGTCTGTAATCCAACACCTACGCTAAAAAATGGGTTGAAAAAAGTATCAAGATTTTTAGTAGAATCGAAGTGCTCAGTAACTAAAGGTAAAACAATAGATCTATTTTTTACTTCAATAATGTCGGATACTGTATGTGAAGTTCCAACAGATCCACGTTTTACTCTTAAGATATTTTCTTCTGGAAAAACATTTAATACTGAAAGAGTTTCTGTTCCAATTCCAATTGATGTGCCTGCACCAATAATTGGTGGTATGGAAGAAACATATATGTCAGTTCCTATACCAGTATTTTGAGTAAGAACTTCAGTCAATCTAGTAAATTCTGAAGTTACTCCTATAACATGAGATCCAACTACATTATTAATAAAGGTAGATATTCCTGAAACTTGGATTATATCACCATCATTTAATTCATGTGTAGTATTTGTGTGAAACTTGACTGTTTCTGGTGTTTCTCTTACTAAAATAGCATCTGCATATTTTAAGTATTGAGTTGTTATTGAATGAATTGGTTGTCCACCAATCCTAGAAACCTCAGCAGAAGAACCACCACCGCCAGTTCCGGAAAGATCATATACCAGAGAATTGCCAATCTTATAATCTTCACCACCATTTGTAATTACAAATCCATCGATAGAACCTTTAGATGTAGATGTAACTCGTGTAATTTGTTGAATTGGAGAATTTGATTCGAAAAGAAAATCTCCACCAGAATAAGGTTTGCCAGTTCTATATGGGAAAGTATTTCTAACAAGATCTGAATTGTTAAAATCGAATGTTTGATTTAAAACTTCAGTAGATACTTTTGATCTATAAGTATCTCCAATAAAATATGGGAATTTTGGATCTAATTTTCCAGTTGATATGTTTGTTGATACTCCAACAAAATATGCGTATACTCCATTTGGAAATTCTGGTGTTTTTGTATATCGTCCATTATGACTATCAAGATCACCACTATCATTAAATACATAATCTTCAATAAAATATCCAAGTTCAAAAACATCTGTAGAAGGTCTATTTTCAATATTATTGGGAGATTCTTTATAACCAGTTTCTATTCTTCTAGTTACTGAATTATTATCATTGGGATCATCAAATCCATATGGTCCATAAATTGGATTTCCATCATTTGCCCATCCAATAACTTTAGAATGTTCGTCCTCACTATTAGAATCTAAGAAAGTTGTTCCATCACGATCCGTTGAGTAACCGACAATACCATAAGATAGATTATCATTATACTCAATTAACAATTCATCAGAGAATCTTTTTAAATTATTAACTCTCAAATGTCTCACATTAGATTCTAATACAACATTTTTTCCGGGTGGTTTTACTTTAATAGATGTTTTGGCATCTGTATATCCAGTTCCCGAATTGATAATGATGACATCTTTGATTCTACCATTTTTAACTACTGCCCTCATCTTAGCGCCTACACCATCACCAACAATTTCTAAATCTGGCGAAGCAGTGAAAAATTTACCTCCATTCTGCACATCAACGGCAATAATTCTTCCTCTCTTCATGATTGCCTTTAATTGAGCACCTAAACCAGTCTTAACTGTAACTACAGGATTTCTATGAAAATTTAAAATATTTGATCCATAATTAGATCCTTTTTCGTAAACATATGCATTTACAATAGACCCTCTAACAACTGGTGTTGCCAGAATAGTATTAGCAATACCAGTTCCAGATCCGTATTCGGCATTAATTACAACTTTAATTGGTGGATATGAAAATGATTGATATCCTTCACCAGAAGTGCTTCCAAAACTTACATAATTTCTTCTATTGTAATCTGTTACAGCACCTCCAACTGCCGTTGCCAATTTAAAACTGGCATCGTCTACCTTAAGAATTCTATATTGAATTGAACTTGATAGACCAGAAATACTAGATGTTTCAAAATTATAATCAACTAAGTCCCCATCATTAAATCCATGATCTTCAAAATTAATTTTGCTTTCTAATGTAGAAATACCAATTGGACTTACTTGCAAATTCCTATTTTCATATCCATATCCGGGATTTAATACTTTAATTTCGGAAACTACATTTTGCTCATCATAAGTTCTAAATTTATGAATTCCTCCAGTACCAATTGTTGTGAATCCAACTGTATTGATACCCGAATTATATTCATCAATATTTCTATAAAGATATATTGATCGAGTATTAATAATCTGAGGATAGTATATTCCACCATTCACAAGAGTTTCATTTTGATCTAAATTTGATGCATTAAACGATCCAATTCCTAACGGTGAATTTCCATTAGAACTGTATACAAGTCTTTGACCATCAACAATATTGTGAAAATCTTCAAATGTCAACGTATCATTGTCAATGTCGATACCACCAGTTATAGCAACGCCAACTCTCGATGCGTTAAAATCAATATCTCTAAACTGTTTTGATACAACTGCTTCTAGTAAAGCATCCTTACCATTACCACCATATACATTGGTTGATAATACTCTATTGATACTAAAATTCTGTGGATCAACTTTTACTTCTTTTATACTTCCACTAACTACTGCTTGTGCTTTTGCAGTTATCCCAGAACCAACTGATGGGTCGGAAATTTCAATGAATGGTGGATTGATTACATCATAATCTGTTCCACCATTTAAAACTTTAATATTTTCTATTGGACCATAATATACTCTATCATCTGATTTATAACTATGAACTTCAACACCATTAATTAAAATACCAACCTGACCAGAATTTGTTGGAGTATCAGTTCCAGATTCAATGTTAGTTACTAATGGTATTTTAGTTAACGAATTTTTTTGTTTTAGAGTTTTTCCGTATTGCTGCTTTAATGTGAATAAGTGAGAAGTTAATGTATTGAATTCTGTTTTATGGAATTGAACAGTTTGATCAGTTCCAATAAAAGATCTGGCATTGTAAAGTTTTATTCTATTACTTCTTGCAGGATTAATGTCTTTAATAACTTCAACATAATAATTTCTTTCAAGTTCTAATCCAACAATTGGATCTCCACTTCCACTGTATATTACCTCATCACCAGTGATAAATGGCACATCAACATCTATTGAGAAGATTGAATACTTTCCTGTTGTTGGAACGAATCCTTGAAATATATTATCTAAATTAGTAGATGAATCTATTTCAATCAGTGAGCTAGATATATTTTTTTGTATTGTATAGTCTGGGAGAGAGTTTGATGCAACATACATACTCTCATTTCTTTGATTATATGTATTTTGAACATTTGCCTGAATTCTGTTGCTATCTAATGATGCTCCTGACGAAGAGGCATAATTATATTTTTTTCTTATACTTAGATTTGTAGTTGACGCAACGGTGATATTTTTATCTAATGTAACTACATTGCCTGATATAGCAGTAACTTGTGCATCAGCAACAACTATACTTTCTGCATTTCTATTTAAAACATCTGTATAGTCATTAACCTTTAAACTAGACTTATCTGGTGTTTCGAATAAAGTTACTAAGTTATTTGCAAAACTTTCAATCTCATATCTTGCTCTAACATTATAAATCCAACTATTAAATGCAAATTGTTTATAATTGTCATTATTATTCTGAATACTCTCACCAAGATTTTTAACCTCAATTAGATCATCTTCAAATAACAGGTCATATGATTCTTTATTCTCAATATCTGACATTACGCCAGAGATTCTCATTGATACTTTATCAGATGGATCACCATTTGCATATCCAAAAATGGTATCTGTTCTTGAATATAGAGTATCTGTTGGATTAATGGCATTTGTCACACCAGTGCATCCGAAGAACTGAGTTACACTCTTACTGCCATAATCAATTATATTATCACCACATATAACAGTTCCCGTCTGCCCAAATCCAATAGTGCTATCAACACTTATAACAGATCCACCAATAGAAACATTATCGGATACTAAAGTATTTGGTGTTATATTAAATGTTCCTTCAATTAAACTCTTCTCATTATATCCAGAAAATAATTGAACCTTATAAAATGTTTTTTTATTTCTTGTTATAATTTCAACTTCAGATACTGGTCCAGTTGCAGTATTCTGAAAGTTGCTGATCATTTGACCAATCAACTTATTAGGATCTCCACTGATAACCTCAGTTACAAGAACTCTCCTTCTAATATATTCTGCAACTGATGGTTTTAAAAGAAAATCCTCAAGATTGATAATTTTAGGTACTTCATTATATAAAATTTCAAATAAAATTCTAAATGCTTCTTCGGTTCCTTTACTCTGATAGAAGTCCCGAATTTGCTTTATAAAATTATTTACATTTAATGTGCTAACAAAATTAACGTCTTCAAAACCAGGTGCAAGAAGATATTTTATTTTACGATAGAATTCTCTAAGAAATAATGAACTTAGATTTTTAATCTGACTACCATCAGTATGTGTAGATGCGGTAGATGATGTGAATACCAGTTCTTCTGGATTTAAATTATCTCTATATGATGTGATCCCACTAAAACCACGAATACATCCAGTAAAACTATTAGTTGTTATGCCAGTATAAGTAATGACTTCATCATCAATTTTTATTAAACCATACTGTTTAGGGAAACCATTAGTTGTATTGACATTAACTGTAGTATCTGATACCGAAACATCAGATGTTATACTATTGTGATCAGTTAAAATTTCTGGAGTTAAATTATTAAGACTTAGATATTGATCTAAATTTTCGACAATATCAATTGTGCCTCCCTGAAATTCTTGGGAAACATAATACTGCTTCAAAAATTCTACTGTCTTCGGACTTTCGGATAGTAGAAATTCAGGTAATTGATTATCAACAATCTGTTGGACTTTTACTCTAGAATTGAAACCAGTTGTAATCATATCTTCTCTCTATTATTTCCTTGTTATTTGTCCATTTGAATAACTAGATCTTACTGGGAAGTTAACACCAGAAATCTGTTCTCCAGAAGCAATTGTATCCCTAACCATATTTATATTGCTTTTTGAAATATCAAAGATTAAATATAGATCCTGCAAACCAATAACGTCATTTGATTCTGGTATTGCTTGAATCTCAACAACGTTTTCTGGTAAGTCTGTAGAAACAATATTAATTGTATTAACAATAATCTCACCCTTCTTATAGTTTACAGTGCCAATTGATTTTTTAACAACTTCGAAGGTATTTGGATCTAGAGTTGGTTTAACAATTGATAGTAAACCAATATCACCATCAGCACTAGGCACATCTAGGAAGTATACTGTTTCTACTTCCCCTGCAATTTTAAATCCCGTGCTCTTAACATTATATCCATTCAGATTTTTATGGAATTTATTTCCATAGCAAATTTCATATTGTGCGAAGGTATTTGAAATAGCATTGAGATTTCTTCTCATTCTCACTCTAGTAATATTAGAAGTGATTGAATTATCTACATTATCGATAATTTGTAAAATTTTACTATACTTGAATCTTCCACCAAATTTATTCATATCAACAGTTTTGGAATGTTGATTGAGAGAGGTTACAATATTACTTCTGATTGATTCAACATCCTTTGCTTTAGATGTGTCATAGAAGACGTCTGAATCAATTTCAACAAATAGTAGTTTTAGATCTGTAAGTTCTTGTTTAACACCAGATACGGTGTATTGTTTTAAATCATTAAGAATTTGTGTCTTTGCAAAATCGGAAATTGCAAAACCATTTTTTGGTTTTATACTAATAATAACCTTTCCAAATTCTGGTGGATCAAGTTCTTCACCACCAACAACCGAAACCGATTCGGTGCTTGGATATATCTTTTGTATAATTGCCTCGTAGTCCCTTGCAGTAACAGCACGATACTGCGATGCATACACTCTAGGTGCAAAGTACTTGATTGAGTCTATCTGCTCAATGTCGCCCCCTCCGGTGGAGGACGCGGTTGTTGATACTGTTACTGAATTTAAAGGATTAGTGATAATTCCATTACTATCAGTAGTTGTTCCTGCATAAGAAAATAATGATGGACCATTACCACTTTGCCCATCAGTTGCAATATAAGTTACTTTAATTATAGTGCCAGTTTCTAATTTCTTACCAATGATACCGTCACCAAATAGTAACTCATATCTTTCATCAGCAACTTCTTGAATTAGATATATTTCAGAGTTTTTATCGACAGTAATAATATTGTCAACCTGCTTATATTCCCGATTACCAACAGTTATAATAATTGTTGAAGTATCAATACCAGGATTACTTAGAATAAATTTTTGATCTTGAGAATTATTAACTGTAAACTCTTTAGTTAGATATGTGCCTTGATAAACTTCAATATCATTAAATGCAGCAACTCCTCCAATTACATTAGAACTAATGTCGGAAGGAATTGAAAATGTATATTGAGAATTATCGACTGCACCTACACAAACAAGACCTGCTTTTAAGATTAATTGATTGGAAGATGCTGATGTATTAATTGAAAATGATATACTTGCTTTTGCTGCAGTCTTTGATCTTGGAACATATCCAATATTTCTTGCTAATGAAACAACATTCTCTCTTAATGTTGATGAATCCAAGAAGGATTCATTCACAACCATATTAGAGTTGAATGCTGTGATATACGTATTATATGCTAACGTATCGATTAAGATAGAAAAATTAGATCCTTCAAAGTCAAAATCCGTAAACGTTGAGTTAGCACGGAGATAATCCTTGATGGATGATTTTATCTGATCAAAATCTAGATTGGTAAACTTAGTGAAAGGCATTATATTATCTGGTTGCCTCTAGGATGAATGTAAAATCTTGTGGCGGAACCTCTTGACCAATAATATTAAAGCTAATGGTAATTTCAAACTCATTTTGATCTGGTTTGGGATTTACCTGAACATTAAGTCTATCAACTCTTGGTTCATAATTTTCAATGGCAACAGTTATTTGTTGCTGTAAAATAGATGCTGTACCAAAATCAATGAAGTCAAATAGACTAATTTTTACATCCGAACCAAAGATTGGATTAAAAAATCTTTCACTTGGAACTGTGTTCACGATATTGCGAACACTTCGCTTAATTGCATCTTCATTATTAAGAGCAAGGATATCATTAGTCACAGGATGTTTATCAAATGATAAACTAATGTCCTTGAATGCCCGAGATATCCTTTGAACCACAATAGATCTAGAGATTATACTTGTTTTTATTTATACCCTTTTCAGAATAATTCAGTATTCTCATCAATTTTTTCATATAAGTCTTCTTGATTCACAGTATCGTATTTTTTTGGAGTGATATCATCATTTGAAATTTCACGAAGCATCTTTTGATGCTGATGATTTGCCAAATTATCTAGAAAATCGTGTTCTGAAGTCATTTTTTCATTTTGATAGTAGTCAGTAACAAGTTTTGTGGTTCCCCACATCTCTTTCATATAGTTAGAATTTCTATCGACAGGTGAATTACCCATGATGTCTCCTTATTTTCATGAAATGTTCATTAATATTCTATACTTTTATTTATTTTCCTCTTCTTCTTCGCGTTCTTTAGAAGTTTTCCAGAAATATTCGTCCTCACGTCCCATTCCAAGTCGTTCAAATCCATTTTCAACTTGATAATATTGAGTCGAAACCTTAAAATCAGGCATTTTTGGTTCGACAGGTGTCA